GGTGTGCTTCATCCACCACCAGCAGCTGGAAGAAATCACGCGGCAGCAGATGAAGCCGCCTTGCCAGTGTTTGCACCGAAGCAACTTGCACCGCATGGCTTAGGTCCATGCTGCGCCCAGCTTGGATCAATCCATGCCGTACATCCATCATCCGCAGGCTGCTGCTGGCCTGATCCAGTAGCTCCGCACGATGCACCAGGATCAGCACGCGGTTGCCTTTGATGCTGGCCTGGTGGGCGATGTAGGCGAAGCACACCGTCTTCCCGCCGCCGGTCGGCAGCACAGTCAGCACTGACTGCCGGCCCATCTGGTATTGCAGGCGGATGTCATTCACCAGCTGTTGCTGGTAGGGGCGGAGGGTGATGGTCATGGTTCCAGTAGCAGTGAACCTGCCTCTAATTCAGCTTTGGCAATAAACTTGGCCGCTTGTTTTGCATATTCAGACTTCAGCTCCACCCCGACATATCGGCGGCCCATCTTCACGGCCTGGTAGCCAGTACTGCCAATGCCATTGAACGGATCTAGCACTACGTCGTTCGGGTTGCTATAAAGCGTCAGGCAACGTTCGATCAGGTCTAATGGCATCGGGCAGATGTGCTTCTCATCTTTATCTGCCTTGAATCTGGCATTAAGCACCTTGGTTTGCATGGTGTCCATCCATACGGGCGATGCCCATTGCTGCCATTGGTCAAGTGTGAACTCATCGCGCGTATGAGTTACTGGCTCGCCTACGTTCTTGCCTTTTGATTCCTTCCGCATAACCAATATGTATTCAGGCATCCCCATGGCACTGACTCGACTGTTCTCGCGGATGTTCTTGTACAGCAGTCGTTCGTGCTTCGTCTTCTGCATTTCACGCACCGGATCACGCCACACCGTCACGCGAGCACGCAGGCAGAATCCAACCTCCCGATAATTGCGGCTCGCTTCATCAGAGAAGGGATAAAGGCCGCCTTCTCCGGTTTCACTGCTGTTTTGATAGAAGACAGTATCCTTCACGTGGTCACAGATCACAGCGCCGGGCTTCATCACGCGATACAACTCACGCGCCATGAAGCGATGGTGCTCAAGGAACTCCTCGTGCGAGGCGCTGTTGCCCATATCGCGTTCGGAGTCGCTGTAGATATACAGGGACGAAAACGGCGAACTGAACACAGCGCAGTCGATGCTGTTGTCGGGTAAACCCATCAACAGCTCAACGCAGTCTGCGTTATAGATTGCCCAGTTGTTGCCTTGGTAGTCGGGTTTCATTAGAAGAAGTCAGGAAGGGTGACGGACGATGTGCGGACGTAGGCACGGCGCAAGATTGCCTCTTGCTGTGAGCGCAGCATGGACTTAGCCATTGCACGTTTCATGCGCTGGTGATCATCTGCCTTGCGCTGGACATTGCTCCAAATGCTGGCCTCTGTGTCACTGATGATCACATGGCAGGTGACGGACTTCATCTGACCGAAGCGCCAAGCACGGCGAACGGCCTGGTAGTGCTGTTCGTAGCTGTGACTGACGCTGGCAAAGATGACGGTGTTGGCGTGCTGCCAATTCAGGCCAAGCCCGGCCAGCTTCGGTTTGCTCACGATCACGCGACGTTCGCCAAATGTGAAGGCATCCAACGCGGCCACCTTCACGTCAGGGCTCATTGAACCATGCACTTCAATCGCGTCCGGTATCGCTGCAGTCAACGCTGTTGATTCGCTATTTGTTTCACACCAAACGATCACGGGTCCATCAGCTGCATTGGCGAGCTCCGCAGCACAAGCCACTCGTTCATCCATCGTGAGGCGTTTCTCGCGGTGCATGGTAGTGGCGCTGCCATCAGGAATCCGAAACAGCATCCCGTCCGGTACATCTTGCGTGATGTCTGCAGTTATGGAATGAATCTTGTAATCAAGTGGCGGCAATACAAATCCGGCATCATCGCCACCAAGATCTGATGGCAAAGTGGCGGCACGCGCCCAGCTCGCAACCCAGCGCCAGAAGTCATCTTGAGCGTGACCCTTGAGGCGGTAGCCGCCCATCGTGGTCTGATCGCTGATGAACCAACGCGACAGCATCTCGGGGCCAGGCATGACGCCAAGGAATTCGGCGTGTTGACCGAGTTCCATATGATCGTTTGGTGCTGGCGTAGCTGTTGCAGCGAGGCGGTAGGGCACATCTGCAAACGCATCGCAAAGCATCCGCTTTGTTGGGCCAGTGAATGCCTTAAGGATGCTGCTCTCATCCAGTACGACGCCACCAAACACGGACGTGTCGAGCTTGTGCAGCCGTTCGTAATTGGCGATATTGACGCCAGGGGTGACGTCGGATTGTTCGCGCACGATGGTGGCATCAATGCCGATGGCCTCGCATTCGCGCTTCATCTGCCGAGCGACGGCAAGCGGCGTGAGGATTAGAGATGGTTTGCCGCTGGCCTGCATGAATTCAGCGGCGGCAGCAGCCTCAACTCGGGACTTGCCAAGGCCAGTATCAAGAAATGCGGCGGAACGACCTTTCTCGCACGCAAATTCAAGAGTTGCTCGTTGGTGTTCAAATAGCTGCCATTGATTGCGAGGCTGGAATCCAGATCCGCCGTGGATCTTGCCTTTTGATGCAATGAACTCATGGTATCGGTCGAGCATCAAACCTCCACGCAATCATCAGAATCACCTTCCGTCCAGATCACGCGCGGTTCACCGTCTGGGCTATCTGATGCCTGGCGTACTACCGCAACTGGCGCAGGCTTGCTGCAGTGGTCCGGTAGTGGTTGCTGGGTGGTGAGGATTAGTGCTGTGAGCATCACGCTTGCACCTCCCGTGATGGGAGCAGCCTGTCAGTGTCAGTCATAGCGTCCAGTGGTGAGGGACTTGGGTAGGTTAGCACAGGGTGGCGGGGGTGGGAGCTACAGCAGCTCAGCCAGATTGTTGTAACGATTAAAAGCCTCACGCATGCGGTGAATGCCGGAGTGGCATTCCTTGCACGCGATCATGATGTTGTCGCGTTCATCGGCGCCGCCGTCTTTGACTTCAATGATGTGATGCGCCTCCAGCGGCAGCATGGGGCGGAGCGCCTTGAGCGTTGCGCGGTCGCGTAGGCACACCCAGCAGTAATTCCGCATATCCTCCGGCACCAGCTCGAACAGCTCGCGATTTACCCTGCGGCGTGCGGTCTTCAGCTCGGCCGGCTTTGAGATCCACAGGTGCCCATGCACTGGACAGCGGACCTCGCCGTGATGCTGCGTGTCCGGTCGCAACCGGAACGGTGACTCCTGCCCGCATTTCGGGCATGGCATTGTGTTGCTATTCATTTGATGCCTCGGATTGTTTGTCGTAACGATCAAGAATCATTTTTACGGCTTCGGTTAAGACGAACGGATCGTCAATGCCAATGCACTTCAATCCGATTTGAGCGTTCTCGAATGTATCAAGAACGTCCACCATTGGGCCTCGCCATTGATATGGCATGTGAGCTAGCCGTCTATCAAATGCAGTCGTGGCATCCATGCGATGCAGTGCAGTGCTCTGCCATCTTAGCCAGACCCGCTAAGCTTGGCAAGCCCGCCACGGAGGCCCGTGCATCCCATCTCAGTTCTTTTCACGCCACAGCAGGTGCAGTGGCTTGACCGCCAGCGCAGTGCTGGGTTGTCCCGCAGTGCTGTGATCCGCCTCGTGGTCGAGGATGCCATGCGCCGCGAGCAACCGAAGCAGGCACGCCAATGAAGGAGATCGACTTCTCAGAAGCCAGTCGGTTCATTGCCCTACTCGGTAAGCCTGCTGGCACCATCAGGCTTCGCGCCTTCCTACATAAGGAGCATCCCGCCAAGGCTCAGGACAAGGGTCGCAAGGGTGGCGCACGTAAGCCATTGATCCGTCAGTGGCAGGAGGAAGGCCGCGGCGTGTACGTCGTCGTCAACGATGGCGGTGATACCAATGCCGACATCACCTCATGCCGTGCGTTCTTCGCTGAATGGGATGACCGCCCGCGTGAATGGCAGCTAACCGCATGGCAGGAGCTGGGCCTGCCGGAACCCACGCTACAGATCGACACCGGCGGCAAGTCGATCCATACCTACTGGGTACTGGCGGATCCGATCACGCCAAACCACTGGGCGCTGGTGCAAGAGCGGCTCTTGGACTACTGCGACGCAGACCGCAGTATCAAGAACGTCTCCCGTGTGATGCGACTACCCGGCACCCACTACGCCCTGGCTGATGGCAGTCTCGGTGATATGTGCCGCATGGTCACCTGCGCAGGCCATCGCTACAGCGTCTCCGACATTGAGACCTGCCTGCCAGATGAGGATTATTACCGCAAGCGCAGCCAATCCGAACGCCTCAACCCACGCGACTACCCGCCGCGCCCCATGGCCGAAGTGCGTGATGCGCTCAGCTGTATCCCGCAGCGTCAAGCCGGCAGCAATACATATGACATGTATCGCAACATCCTATGGGCGCTCAAAAAGGTCTGCGTTGAATGCGGCGGGACCGAGGATGACGCCATTGCGTTGATGGAGGCGCATAGCCCCAGCGCTGTATCCGGCTGGTCTGTGCGGCAGGTTGCGCTATCCGGTGGTGACCACATCAATCCCGGCACGTTCTGGTGGTGGGCAGGGCAACACGGCTGGCGGCCGCCATTGCCTGTGCAGCGTGAACCAGTGCGCGCGATGCGCGAGCGGCAGCGCCCTGCTGATACCGGCGAGGTGCTCAACACTCGCCTATACGACAAGACCAGCACCGACTACCTGGAGCTTGCGGTAGAGCATGTGTTCCAGCATCCACGCGAGCGCTGGATCTGCGTTGATGGTGTGCTCCACCAGTGGGATGGCACGCACTACAAGCCACGGCCAGATGATGAGCTGGCTCCAAAGCTGGCTGCGTTCTTGTCCTTGCTCTACGTGGTGGATGCCAAGACCGGCGATGAGTCCTACCCGTGGCGCAGACCTCGCTACGTGGATGAAGCGCTGCAATGGATGCGGCGGTTGCTGTCGCCAGTGGATGTCAACCCAGCCAATGCAGTGAACTGCCGCAATGGCGTCGTGTCATGGTCGTGGTCCGGCAAGCAGCTTGATACCACCTTCGCGCCGCATGATCCTGATGTGGCCTTCACCTATGTCACCGGCTACGACTACGACCGCGAAGCACCGACCGATCACTTGAAGCGGCTGCTCGATGCCGTGGACGACTCCGACCGCAGCACTCTGCAGCGCATCCTCGGTAGTGGCCTTGATCTTGCCAAGTACCGCGCCACCCGTGGCCGACCGCGTGCGGTGTTAATGATCGGTGAAGGCTCAAACGGTAAAGACACGATCCGCACTGCACTGCGGGATACACTCGGCAGTCGTAATTTCACCAGCTGTTCACTGGCTGATTTTCGGCAATATGACCAAGGCCGGAAGTTTCCTATCGCGCC